CGGATGCGAGGGTTTGCGATCACGGCCGACCTCCGCAGGCAGTTGCCAGACCTTCACTCTTTTTTGAAAAAGCATGGCCGCTAAGACAGGTGACTCTTGTGCGAGGTGCCGGGGCGGTCGGCTGCAAATCGCAAGCAGCCAGCGGCAGGGCGAGTACCAGATTCGGTACTTGCGTTGCGATGCGTGCGGCTGCACGGGCAAACACATCCTGCACGCCGTCGAGGTGCGACGGATGCGGGGCTAGTTGTTTACTCTTGCGGCCCATTCTCTGGATGGGTGGGGCGTTGAATCCATAGCCTCAGTGTGTGGGCAGCGTTGGCCGCCCGCATCCCGCACACAGGAGTCCAACATGGACAAGCTCAAGCAACTGCTCGACGAACTGGCTGCCGTGGTCGCCGAAATGGAAGCCACTTCCGAGATGCCCGCCGAGGGCGATGCCCCCGCGATGAGCGAAGAGCAGGAAGCATCCCTCCGCTCGCTTGAGACCCGTGCCGCCAAGCTGCGTGAGCAGGTCGAGCTGCTCCAGCGGATCGAGGCCAAGCAAATCGAGTTGCGTGCCGTGATTGAGCGGGCTGCACCCGCCAAGGCCGTCGAAGCCCCCGAGGTCAAGGAGACCATTGTGGAAAACCGAAACTACGCCATCCCCCGTGCCAGCGGCCGACTCAAGGCTTTCAAGGGTGCCAACGCCGAAGAGCGTGCATACCGTGCGGGAATGCACTTGAAGGGCTACACGCTCGGCGATGCCGAGGCCCGTCGGTGGTGCGTCGATCACGGCGTCGAGAGCCGTGCCCAGGCTGGCTCGATCAACTCGCTCGGTGGCGTTCTCGTCAGCGACGAGCTGTCGTCTGAGATCATCCGGCTCGTCGAAGAGTTCGGTGTGGTGCCCAGCGAGTTTCGCCGGGTGTCGATGAACACCGACTCGATGCTCGTGGCTCGCAGGACGAGCGGCCTGTCGGCTCGGCCGATCGGCGAGAACGCTGCACCGTCGACCAGCGACGTGACCTTCGACAACGTGAACTTGGTGGCAAAGTTGTGGGGCATCGACAACCGCGTGCCCAACAGCCTGCTCGAGGATTCGGTCATCGACCTCGCGGACGCGATGGCAGTCGAGGTGGCTCAGTCGTTTGCGGAAGCGTTCGACAACGCGGGCCTTATCGGTGACGGCGGCAGCACTTACCACGGTACGGTGGGCGTGGCTTACGCCATCAACGACGGAACGCACTCGGCCAGCGTGGTGACGGCCACCAGTCGGGCTACGTTCGACGCTCTGACGCTGACTGACTTCACCTCGCTGGTTGCCAAGGCTCCGCTGTTCGCCCGCCGGAATGCGAAGTTCTTCATCAGCCCCGCTGGCTACGGTTCCTCGATGCTGCGGCTCATGGTTGCCAACGCGGGCAACAACGCTGCGGACATCGCCGGTGGCGCGAACCTCCAGTTCCTCGGCTTCCCAGTGGTTCTGTGCCATCCGCTCCAGTCGGCTCTGACCGGCACCACGGGCACCGTGGCCTGCCTGTTCGGCGACATGAGCCAAGCGGCGACCTACGGCGAGCGGCGTGGCGTGACGATCAAGACCGACGCCAGCCGGTTCATCGAGTACGACCAGACGTTGACCTTCGCCACCGCTCGCGTTGCGATGGTTGCCCACGACCTCGGCAGTGCCAGCAAGGCAGGCCCGGTCTGTGCCCTCAAGTTCGGCTGATTTCCAATCCACTAGGAGTACCTGCTAATGCTTCACCTTGCCAATTCCAAGACCGACGCTCTGATCGGCGCAGCCGACACGACGACGGCACAGACGGCACAGCACACGATCGACACGCTCGGCTATGCCTATGCGTCCATCGACGTGGTGTTTGAGCCGGCTGCGGCCACCACCGACGCGATCTGCCGTGCCCTGAAGGTCGAGCAGTCCGATGCCTCTGCCAGCGACTACGCTGACATCACTGCCCTTGTGGGCGGCGGCACCGGCGGCTTCTCGATCCCGTCGAGCGGCTCGCGGACTGCAAGCTCCAACGTCGTGCGACTCAACATCGACACGCGGGGGCTGAAGCGTTACCTGCGAGTCAACGCTACGCCGGTCGCGGCAAGCGTTGTGGCGAGCGTTGCTCGGCTCGGTCGCGGCGAAGCCGGATCGGTCGACGCATCCAGCTCGGGCGTGCAGGTCGTGGTAAACTCCTAATCGCTTGACACGCAGACAACAATGGACGGCTGGCGGGAAGTTATTCCCGCCAGCCGTTCCCTTTTGGAGTATTTCCATTGATCGTCAAAGTCGGCGGTACAGAAGTTGACATTCGCGTCGAGGCCGTGCTCTCGATGCCGCGTCTGTCGTTTACCAGCAACCATTTTGCGTGGGCTCAGGCTCCCATGCCGCTGGGCATCCGGCCAACAATGGGCACGGGTGCTTTCTGGTCGCAGGTGAATACCCGCATTTTTGAGCAGTTCATCGACAAGTGCGAGTATTTACTCGCGATTGATTACGACACATTTTTCACGAAGGCCGACGTCGAGCATCTGTTCGCGATGGCTCTCACGTTCCAGTGTGACGCCATCACGGGATTGCAGACAAAGCGTGAAGACGGTCGCCCGATGCTGACCCTCAAGGGCACGCTCGACGATCCCCCGGTCAGCGGCAGTTCAACGGTGCCTGCCGATTGGTTTGCAGAGCCCGTGCAGGAGGTCGACTCGGCCCATTTCGGGCTTACGGTGATTTCGACGGCTGCGTTGAAACGGTGCAAGAAGCCGTGGTTCTGGTCAACGCCCGGCCCGGACGATTCGTGGAACGAGGGCAGAGTCGACGACGACATTTTCTTCTGGCGTAACTGGCGGGAGAGCGGCAACCGCGTCTTCATCTCGCCTCGCGTTGTCCTCGGTCACGGCGAGTACGTGGTTGCATGGCCGGGCAAGAATCTGCAAGCACCCGTGTTCCAATGGACGACTGACTTTACCACCAAGCTCACCCGCCCCGACACTGCATGGAGTGTGCCGTCATGACGAAAATCAAGTTCACTGCCAACTACTCGACCTATCGCCCAGGCGACGTGACCGACTGTGACAGCGATGTAGCCCAGCGGCTGATTGCCGAGGGGCGTGCTATCCCCGAGAAACAGATCGACCTGATCGAGACGGCAAGCGTTGAGCCAGGCGGCGAGTCTGCCGACCTCACGCCGCGCCGCCGGAAAGGGAACTGATGGAATACCCTCGCCCGGTGTATGACGGCAAGCCGATGCGGTATCGCAGTCTGCGAACGGTGACGCAGCCGGTCGTGGAGCCTGTGTCTCTGGCAGAGGCGAAGGCCCATTGCCGCATCGACTCCGACACCGATGACTTCTACATCGTCTCGCTGATCACGGCGGCTCGCGAGTGGGTCGAGACCTACATGGACGAGGCACTGATTCACCAGCAGCTTGTGATGCGGCTCGACGGCTTCCCGGCAGAGATTGAACTGCCACGGCCTCCGATGGCGACGTCGGGCACGGCTACGGCTGTCAGCGTGACGTTCACCTCTGACGAGTCGGGAGCGACTGCCGCTTTGTCATCGTCAACCTTTCGCGTTGACCGCGACACGAAGCCCGGCATCATTCGCAACAACTACGGCGGGGCGTGGCCGGGGCATCTGACCGACTACAACTCCATCACGGTGACATGGTGGGCGGGACGTGGCGATTCAGGATCGAGCGTGCCACGAGGCGTCCGCAACGCGATCTTGATGCTCGTCGGGCATTTCTATGAGAAGCGAGTCGCGGCAGAAGCGGGCTCGCTCAACGACATTCCTTACGGCGTCAAGGCATTGCTCGACGCGCAACGCTGGGGCTCATACCGATGATCGACCCCGGCAAGCTCCGCGAGCGGATCACGGTGCAAGTCGCCAGCGGCGTCACCAACTCCGTCGGCGAGCTTGTGCTGACGTGGGCTGACTCATCAGCCGTGTGGGCCAGCGTCGACGGCGTATCGGCGCGGGAGCAGTTGCTCTCCGGGCAGAGCCAAGTGGCGATCAGTCACCGGGTGCGGATGCGGTATCTGCCGGGGCTGACGCAGTCCCACCGATTCTCGTGGCGGTCTCGCACGCTGGAGATTGTCAGCCTGCTTGAACACAACAACCGCAGCGAACATGAAGTCATCTGCCAGGAGAATGTCTGATGGCTACAGCAGGCATCGTGATCACGGCAGACTTCCCCGAGTTGAAGGCGGTCGGCGATGCGATTCGCGGCCTCGGCGACAAGCGGTTCACCGCTGCGGCCCTCAAGGATGCCCTCCAGAAGGCGATAGTGCCTGCCGAGGCACGGCTGCGTGAACTGACGCCTGTCGGCCCCACGGGCAACCTGCGGGCTGCTGTGATGTCTCTGGCGAAGGCTTACACGCGGAGCGGCAACGCCGTCGGGTTGATCGGCTACAGACGCACCGGCAATCGTGGCTCGGAGAGTGCAGCAGGCGGCAAGGTTCGTGTCTCGTCTGGCAAAACGGGCGACCGGGCGTATCACCAGTGGCTGATCGAGTACGGCACGCGAGCCCGCGTCGTGAGCAAGTTCAGCAACACCCCCTACCAGCGGCGAAGCCCGTCGGTGCCGTTCGTGCGGACGCGAATGGGGCGGCAGGAGGTAGTTCGCGGCAAAGGCGTCGTTCACACCGTGAGCGGGCAGAACGCCTACATCGCATCGAGCTACAAGTCGCTCGGCCCGTTCAGCATGATTCGCCAGCCGGGCAACCGCAGCCGCGTGCAGACCAGCCCGCCAACGCCGGGAGCGTACTTCAAAAAGTCGCCCAACCCGATTGTGATCCCGCCCACACCGGAAGGTGGCGTAGCGGGCCAGCCGCCAATCCGCACGGCGTTTCAGCAGACGCAGAGCCAGGTGGCTGCGATCCTCCAGCAAGAGCTACGGATCTCGCTGGAGCGTGCCCTGTCCACCCTCACCTACAGTGCCACGGGCACCATCTCGGGAGTCTGACGCATGGCATTCAAGTCTCCCGAAGCCGTCGTTCGCAACCGCCTCATCACGACAGCCGCCGTGACGGCACTGGTGTCCACGCGGGTGTATCCCGTGATCGCCCCGGCGACGGCGGCCCTGCCGTTTATCACATGGCGGCGTCTGGCGGTGACGCGGCAGCAGTCGCTCAGCGGGCCGATCGGCGTGCCGACAGTAAACTTGTCGGTCGATATTTTCGCTGAAACCTACGAATCTGCCCGCGATATTGCTGACAAGTGCCGTGAGTCTCTGGATGGGTGGGGAGGCACTTTCGACAATACGGTTGTGAGCAACGTGTCGCTCGATAACGAGAGCGACGGGTTCGCACAACTGGCAGGCGGCGACTTGCCGCCGGTCTACACTGTTCAACAACTTTACGGCATCCTCTGGCAGGAGTAATTCGCTATGGCAGTCACGCCCCATGATTCGACCGGCACGGTGTTCACGTTCAATGCTGGCGGGTACACGGTCACAAACATCGTCTACAACCTTGCCGATCCGGCGACCGACAACACCATTGACGTATCGCACCTCGGCCTGACCGCTGGCAACTCGGTGCTGACTCAGGATCGCCCGCTCACGGGCAACGCCACCGACACGGGGCGGCAGGTCACGATTGAATACATCGGCAAGGGCATCATCGCCGATGCCTCGACCGGCGCGCTTGTCATCACGCACGCAGGCGTGGAGTTCCTCAACAAGCCGTCGACCGTCGTAAGCTCGGCCGTGACGTTCGCGCTCAACGACGTTATCAAGGGCACTGCGGTATTCAAGGTCGCTCGCTGATAGCGTGACGGAGGCATCCCGTCATGGCGATCAATGCTGCCGGTATTACCGTAACGTGGAACAGCGTTGCGTTCGTTGAGGTCGTCGACCTCAAGGTACTGCACGGCGGAGATCTGCCAATCTCTCGCGGCAGCACCGGCTCACCGTTTTCGCTTGACCTAGGCACTATAGATGTAGTGTGCCTGGGCACCGCGAACTGCACGCTGACCAACTACGGCAGGCGTGCCACGTTCCAAGTCTCCGGGCCGGGCGTCGTGTTCACGCACAAAGCCATTTTCCAACGACTCGCAGTCGAAAAGAAAGTGAACGATGTGCAGCGACATACGGTGACGCTCCGATTCTCACCATCGTAGGAGTTTTTGGTATGGCACTGACAGCAGATCAGATTCTGGCGGCTGACGACCTCGGGCTGAAGCAGGTAACCGTCCGCGAATGGAACGGCGACGTATTCATCCGCATGATGAGCGTCGGCGAACGCGACGGGTACGAACGTCTCTGGATCGGGAAGCGAGAGACGGGCGTTGATAACTTTCGCGCTGAGTACCTCGCTCGCGTCCTGTGCGACGAAACGGGCAAGCTGCTCTTCACTCGCGAGCAGGTCAGCACGCTGGCGAACAAGTCCGGTGCGGTGATGGGGCGGCTATTCGATGCGGCCCTGGCACACAACAACATGACGGAGGCGGATGTCGAGCAGTTGGGAAAAACCTGAGTGTCTCGCCGACGCGACGATTCATGTTCGCGTTGGCCGGGCACCTGGGAATGACAGTCGGCGAACTGTCTCGCCGCATGGATTCGCGGGAGCTGACCGAGTGGATGGCGTACACACGCTATTACCAGGCTCTCCCCGATCCGTGGCGGCAGACAGGTCTCGAAGTGAGTGCGATGCTCGCGCCGCACTCGCCGAGAGGCAAGTGCCCGAGTGCCGATGACTTCGTTCCGATTGAGAAGCCTCCGCAGCATGGCGATCAGATGCTGACACAGATTCGGGCTCTTCAAGCAGCACTAGGCGGCGGGTAATGGCGAACATTGTCGGGTTAGCACTGAAGGTGACTGGCGACGCGAGTGGACTTGCAAAGAGTCTCACGCCGGTTGATCGTGCGCTCGACAAGCTTGCCGTTCAGGCCCAGAAGGCGACGAACGTCTTCACGCCGTTCGCCGAGAAGACAGCGGCGGCGGGCCGTGCACAGGAAGAGTTCGCCGCGAAGT